GTTTGACGGTGTGGTTTGAGTCGCCATAATTTATCCTAGTTCATCATGCCAACCATTTTTCCCAAACAGTTTTATTGATTTTAATATATTTCTTACTTATACAACCATATTTTCTGAAATTGTTTTTACTTCTGCTACACGATTTAACCAACCTTTTAAATATTTCACTTGGTCAGGTCTACTTTCAACAATTCCATGGTAGAAATTATTTTTTAATTCACTAAACTTTTCAATCAGTTCTTTTGGATCAGCCTTTTGAATAGCCGATAAGCTCGCTGGTCCCAACACGCCATCCGCAGTAACTCCAACCGCCTCTTGTATGAGCTTGGCAGCCCTACCCACACCCATGTTAACAGCACTATCAAATACGGCGTAGTCAACACCAGCAGGAAGGTCATCCCCATGAAGTTTATCCCAATACAGTTGTTTATAAATATCGTGAATATCTTGATTACTAATGTTTCTTAAATCATCTTTTGTCAGATGTGGATTACGTTTGAATTCTTTAAATACCGCAAAAGTAACACCTTTCATGGTAGCTCCTCCTGCATCGGTACTATCATCCGACCATCCTCCCTCGCTTTCGAGGACGTGTGCTAATGCAGATTCGTAATTTTCTTTCATGTTGTTGGTGTACTCTGATGTAGTAGTTCATCTTTCTTTTGACTACCTGCTGATGAACCAAAGTAAAAAGAAATAATACCGACCCAAGCTGTAGATAATGAACCGAGCATAATCATTAATTCATCTGACTTGGTGGCATAACCCATCATTAATGCAAATAAGATTCCAAAGAACCCAGCAGTAATTAAAAGAGACAATAATGGTGGAACCCATGAATGAGTTGCTGTTTGCATATCACGAGCCGATTTACGGTCATCTACCGCTAATTTTTCAAAGTTTAACCCTAACTCTTGAGCCTGTGCTTGTAATTGAATCTCGGCTTGTTTTAGACTTGCCAATTGGTCAGCCGTTAACTTACCTGAATCAATCGTAGACTGTACGTCTTTTTCATCAATTCCAAGTGCTTTAGATATGGCTGATACAGCCAAACCTGCAAGAGGACCGCCCAGTGCTGTAGCAATAGTAGGAGCTATTTGACTTAAAAATTCCATATTAATCCTTTAGCAAAATAATTAACATCATACAAATCAATGCAAACATTGTCCACCATTTAAACAATTCATCATCCACGCACAATGTCCTTTTTCGTTCTTACAATAACCTTGTGTTCTTTGTCAAACTTTGGTTTTGGTAATCTTGTTTTTTCCAGTTCTTTAATCTCAAAATGCAAATAAATAACATAAGACCAAATAACCAGTTCAACTAAAAACACAGCAAACCAATACTTAACCCAGCTCATACAAGATTAAAGTAATACAGCAAACAAGTAATAATAAAAGCTACAAACCAACAATAAAACTGAACTCGTCTTACATCTTCTAACTTATGGCCGTAATACTTTTTACTTTCTTGATGCTCTTTTTCTACTACCGCTTTTAACTCTAATACCTTGCTCCACTCTTTAGCACCATACTTAGCTTTAAATTCTTTTTCAGCCTCGTTTTCTGCTTGAATAATGGCACTTTGATTTTTATACTCTTGAATAGCTCGATAGATCATCGAGTTCTCCATTGCTTCTTCGTGAATCTTGTGCTTCTTTCTTGCTTCTAATTCCTGTAATGCTACTTCTGTACCGTCACGTTGAATATTCTCAATACTTTTAGTTAACTTCTTGCCAGCCTCACGACTTTGTTCTAAGCTATTTGCTAAAGATTTTGCCCCTTCGGCAATTGGATTAATGTCTGGCATTTCATTTCACTAAGTGCTTCACCGTGTCAATTAAAAAGTCTTTACCAAAAAAGATTGAAACAATCACTGCATAAAGAAGATATTCAATACGTTCCATGCGCTTAGATCCTTTAGCAAAAGAATCTAGTATACCTTCGTATCGCTCTGCACAAACGGCTTCATGTACAGACAAACGCTTATCTGTTTCTGCAATGACTGTTTCCATATCCATTACTTTGCTTCTTCAGTAGTTGTTTCAACTGTAGGCGGCACAACAACTGCTGGTGTATCATCTACTTTTACACGAGTAATGTCACCATGGTCTGTATTGTAACCAAGTGCTGATTTCACTTCATCAATCACTTTTTCTGCAGTTTCTTCAATTTTCTTTAATAAGTCCATAAACACTCCTTATTGAGTTGTGGTTGGTGCTTCTACAGGTGTTGGTGCTTCTACAGGTTGTGCACCTTGTTCACCTGCTTGTTTTTGAATCTCATTAATTAATCCCGCAACTTCAACAAAAGGTCTAGAACCAAGATACTGAAGAATGCCGTTAATTAAATCAGTTGTTAATGAAAGTTTTTCCATTTTTTAATATCCTAAAAAATTGCCACCAAAAAGGGCTGATGGCTTACCCTAAAATTAAGACTGTACCCAAGGTAACGGTGGCTGTGTTACTGTTGGATTAATTAAATTGTTTAAATTAGTGTTTACAGCAGTTTCTGTGGCTTCTTGATTAATGCCGTTTGACCAACACCATCCAACAACTTGTGATTGAGTAAGCGAATTGTACGGAGTAAATGAACCACCTTCTGCTGGCTCAGGAAATGTACAAGTCCCATATACGCTGTTTGTAAATTCTACAGGTGGAGTTGCTGTATTTGATTCTGTACCTGTGCATCTCCAACCTGCTGTTAATACTACTTCTGAATGACCATTAATGGTTTGTGTACTAGCGTCCATCCAATCAATAGTCCAGTTAATTGTTGCTGACATTATTTATTCTCCAAAGTTAAAATGCGTTGTGTTAGTGATTCAATAATTGCTTGTTGTTCTTGAATGGCTTTGACAAGTAATGGAGTTAAACGACCATAATCAACACCCCATGGATTTTGTTTTTCGTTATCCCCACCAACGCTTACTGGTTCTATATATATTTTTCCTAATTCTTGTGCAATAAAACCATAATCAACGTGCTGTTTATCTTCTTTCCAATCGTAAGAACGAACAGGAATATTTAAAACTTTATCTAAAGCATTAGGAGCATCAACAATATTTTCTTTTAATCTTTCATCTGATGTTGCGTTATATACTACAACTGTAGATGCTGTATGTTGAATACCACCTGCAACTGAACCTGAACTATTTAAAAAATAAATATAGTTTGAACTACTGCCGTAAGTTGTTCCTGTATCTTTAAATGCTGCACAAACTTGTGATGCTAAATTTGCACTTGATTGTATATAAGTTGTTGCACCTAAAGAAGATGATGTTTGATTTACTAACAATTGACCACTATTATCTAGTGTCATTGCTTGGGTAAATGCACAAGTAGTTCCTGCTGAACCTGATGGTGCTATGTACCAAGCAAAGCCTGGGTTGTTAGTTTGAAATCTACTTGCTGTATCGTTTATTTGATAATAATAATTTGAACCTGTGTAATAAGCATTGCTTAAAATTTGAGGAGCATCATTACTAGCAGAACTTTGAGCAAATGAACCATATCCAATTTGCAAAACTTTCCATGTACTTGTCCAAGCACTAGGAGTAACTCCAAGTCCTAGATTGCCTGATGAATCAATCCTCATAGATTCTGTTAATGCACCACCACTAGCATAAGCATTTTTAAATACCATTGTTCCAGAAGTGGCAGAATCTCTATAAACAGATATTTCTCCATTTATTACTGAATTTGCTGATGATAAATTCCATTGAATACCTGCACCTGTACTTGCTGCCGTATTTGGATTTGTTAAACGTAATACTTGTGCAGTAGAACCACTAGATGATTGACTTATTTCTAAATTTGCTTGAGGACTACTTGTACCTATTCCTAGATAGCCAGCAGATGTAAGACGCATATACTCTGTGTTATTTGTATAAAAACGAATTGGTAATGTAGTATCAGTTTGTAAATAAGCACCAGATGAATCTTGACCTAAATATGTTGAACCTACAGAATTTTTTGCTTGATAATAAGCCGAACCTGAACCTGCTGTTTGATTTAAAACACCTACTGAACCTGAAGAATACACATGTAATTGTGTACTAGGACTACTTGTACCTATACCTAAATATCCAGCAGTAGTTAAACGCATATTTTCTGTAGCGTTAGTACCAAACAAAAGATTACCTGAAGCATTAGCATTAAACAAAAATGCGTTTTTTGCTTGTGTTGCATGATTTGTGCCATAAGCAACTAATCTAAGGTCACCACCTGTACCTGTTCCTACTTGTACGGCTGAACCAGCAGAAGTTCCACTATTTGTATTTTCAAAAGTTGCATAACTTATAGAATTTGCTTGAAGTTGTGCGTAAACAGAAATACCAGAAGTAGGTGCTACATTTATACCTAAATTTGTTCCGTTAAATTGTAAATTAGCACTAGAACTAAAAGCACTTGTACCATTGCCGTACGGTATATATCCTGATGTTAATGTTGTTAATCCTGTGCCACCTGATGCTACACCAAGAGCATTTGTTAAATTAAGTGTATTAGCCGTTAATGTTGTGCCGTTAAATGTTAAATTACTCGATTGTGCAATTGCTGATGTGCTAGATGCATAAAATATTTGATTAGCAGTAAACGCAGTTAAACCTGTACCCCCTGAAGAAGTTCCAAGTGTACCTGCCAAAGTAACTGCTCCTGCTGTTGCAGTAGAAGGAGTTAATCCTGATAAAGATGTTTGAAAGGTAGTAACAGCAACACCACTTAGTGTTGACCATTGTGGTGCAGTACCACTCGATGTAAGAATCTGTCCATTTGTTCCAATACCAAGTTTAGATAACGCCGTACCTGACGCATAGTAAGGTAAGTCACCTGCTGTGTAGCTTGATAAACCTGTTCCGCCATTGCTTGTTATCAATGTGCCTGCAACCGTAATTGCACCTGTGGTTGCGGTATTAGGTGTTAAGCCTGTAGTGCCGAAGTTAATAGATGATACGTTGATATTGCCTGCTTTAGATGCCAATACTTGAACATTACCTGAAGCGTCTTTGTAGAATAATTTACCATCATAATAATTCAGGGCAAGCTCTGCACCTGTAGATGAAGAAGTTAAATTAGCCGCTGACGGTGTATTGCCTGTCGTTCCACTTGCATAAATTAAT